TTTATAAAATCTAATATATAAATTACCAAATTCCAGAATGTAAGATTGTGTTACATTAAATTCAAAAGGAATTAATCTTGTAGCATTTGCAGAATTTTTTACTTCACCAACAAATCTACTACCATATCTACGACTTGTACCTCCTTGTGGAAATACAGTCATATTCTCCATCGTTGCTACACCATTATTATATTTTTTAAAATCAACTTGACCAGCAAGTTTCGGTGTTAATTCTCCAGCAGTAAAGTTTGTTTGAAAAGGATGTACTCTCGCCATTATGCTTTCCTGAAGTCAGTAAATGTATCAGAAACAAGATCGTCTATAAATCCTTCTTGTCCGTCAATACTTCTAGCTTCGGAAAGTTTGGCTTGATAAAGTTTCTGTAATTTATCTTGTAAGTTTGTACTATTAGTTACAGGGTATGCTAAATCTACAGATAATTTCGCTGTTAAAACATCTACAAACATAGGATCAAATACAGTAGGATCAGTAATCCTTGCTACATATAAAATTTTAGCTGTGCTTTCATCTGTTAATAAAACTCTACCATGTGTTGCTACATTTTCTATTTTAAAAATATAATCTTCATACTCCATACCTAATACTCTTAAACAATAAGGATCAGTTGGTAGTGCGTATTGATATGAAAACCCGTAAGCGGGTGCAGCAGATAATTGTGCTAAAGCTGCTCTTGTTATAGCGAAATTCCAAGGATGTAGTCTTAATACTGCATCTCTTGCTGGTGTGTAAAAGGCATTACATAGTCTTGCTCTTTCTGTATCATCAGTAAGACTTGTAATAGGATCATCACCTAGTCTTCTTAATGCGTTTGAACAAATAGAAACTTCTGTAGCCATAATTTTTGAATATATAATAAGGGCGATAAGAAATCAATCTATATCGCCCCTACATTTGTTAAGTTGATGATTAGTCTACAACATACTCCATACAAAGACTAATAGTACCTGTACCATTAGCACCTGCAAGAGTAACTGTAATTGGAACACCTGTAGCATCTGCATCCATTTCTGCAAAGGCATCTAATGCCATTGTAGATGGAAAAGCAGTTACTCCATCAGCAGTAGAAGCTGCTGCAACTTTATACTGGTCTACATCAAGAGCAACTGTTGCTCCTGCTGAAGTAGTATGTGCTGCATAGCCTACTGATAATGTTGTTGCACTCGCCAAAGCATCATGTCCTAAATAGCCACGCAATAATCTTGCCCCGTTAGGTAAATTGAACATTTCAATAGTAGATTGTTCTGCTGATGCTTCGTAAGTTGCATAAGCAATTCTAACTCTACCTGCTTGTTCGTTAGTTTTTACCCTTTCAGTTGGATTATTTTGCGACCATTTCGTTTTTTGAACTGAATAAGCCATTATATTATATCCTCCTGTAAGATTATTCTACACATGCTATCTCTACCATCTTTTCGTCTTCAATCCGAGTTGCCCCGATTGTCATAGATAGAAATACCTGTGTTGCATAGTTTTTGTCAGATCGTTCAGATATTTTTGTAGTTATATCTGCACCGAGTGCCAAACCTATAGCTGATTTAGTAAATGCTAGGACTTGTCTGTTAGGTGTTGCGTCTTGTCCTAATCTTTCACTTCGGATAAATTTGAAACCTAAATAGGTATCAATTTGCCCTTGAGCTAGTGCCTTAATAGTATTGTAATCAGACGATTTAACTTCCGTTATATTTAGAAAGTCTGAAATTTGATCTGCTGTGCAAATCAAAAATCTTTGTTCATCTGGATCAACTTCGGCTGCATCAAGTAACTTCTTCGCTGCTAAACATTTAGCAATTGTAAGATTAGTTCCACCATGAACAATCTTTTGACCTGCTGGTAAAACAACTGATGTTCCACCAGAAACTCCGCCATAAGATGTTCCTGTTGCTGCCGAGATAATCGCATCATCCATTGCACGGCCCATAGCATAAGCACCCGCTAACGCATAATCACTTGTCGGACTTATTAACATTCTAACTTTATCTTCGTTATCAATTAAGTCTGCCCAATCGTAATCATCCATAGTAACTTTTCTTCTACTATGAGGTGTGTCCATTCTCGGTGTATCGGAATGTCTGCTAGTTCTCTTTTCTGCTGCTGTTGATCCGATTCTTTCAAAGAAATGTGCTTTCCCTGTTACAGTTTCTGATCTTACAGTATCTCTTAAACGAGAACCTTTTTGTTGTGCTAGATGAAAAACATTACTCTTATACTGTTCAACAAAAGCTGTTGTGATTTGAGTTGACATGTTTTATATCTCCTAGTTTACATATAGAATAGGGGGTAAGTACCACAATGGTAGTTTACCATATTCCGTAAATCGGTCTTTATCCTTTCGGGAAACCTTATCGTAACACGACACGATCATTCGGAAGTTTAAAGCCAATCACGGCTACCTATTCGTTGTCCTAAAAGATAGGGCGAAATTAGTATAACTATTATAACAAATAATTAATTAAATACCAAACACTTTCTCATGTAATTGACGCATATGTTCAACTGCAACCTTATGTTCTTTATCTGATCCATTATGATAAGCATGAGTTTTGTTTTGTTGTATGCTTTCAATTTCAGCTTTAGCATCTAAAGGTGATTGAGAAAGAGTATTATTTTGTGTATTTTTGGCCATTTCTTCAGTTACTTCTTGTCCTAACCTAGAAAATAATTTAATTACAGCAGGGTTATTACCTGCTCCAGTTGCCATCAATTCCTTAATATCATCATCTCCATAAACATCTAATGCTCTTTCAGCAGAACGGATATTTCTATCATAGTCTAATCCCCATTCTTTTTTTAATGTTTCTGTTGTTTCTCTTTTTTCATTTTGAAATTTAGCAGGTTCATTACTAACCTCATTATCAATAGTTTTTATTTGATAATTTAATAATGCATCTACTTGTTGATTATTTAAACCAATATTATGAGCAACATTTCTAAATTCATTCAAGTTATCTTCTTTAAAATAACTTTGATGAGTTTGAGGAATTTTTAACTCATATTTATCAGCAGTTTCTGGTCTTCCTAACTTTGTATAAAGTTCAGACCTTTCTTCATCTGTTTTAGGTAATGGTATTCTACTACCTAACATTTTTTGTTGGTGAATTAAAGTTTTAGCTGCTGATTCAACATCTTTAATATTAGATAATGTTGCATCTGCTTTTAATTCTTCTGACAAGGATGATCTCCAATCTGTGTTTTGATTATCACTTACTTGCGATCCTAATACAGTTTCCTGTATTGGATTGTCGTTTGTTGTGGTCGTTTGTTCATCAGCCATTTTTATCCTCCTTTAAAAGATTTATTATTCTGATTAATACCGATCTTTGACCTTCTCGGTGTGAAGTTTCATGTGGATCACCTTTTACAAATGAACCCCTATGATAATAAGCTGACTTTAAATCAGCTAATACTCTTTCACCTTCTTTAGATGCAAAAGTAATTCCGTAATCTTGTTTTAATTGTTTTAATTCGTCTTCTCTTTCAGCCATATTATTCTTGGCCCATAGATTCTGGTGTTACACCCATATCTTCTTGTGTTTGGTTCATCATTTCTTGTACTCTAGGATCAGCCATTTCTTTTGTAGCTTCTGCTTGTGATTTCATAGCTTCACCTTGAACTTGTTGTTGTTGTGCTTGTGCCATAGCTTGTTGTTCTTCTGCTCTTTGTTCTCTCATTTCTGCAACTTCCTCTACTCCTCTTAATATAGTTTTAGGAACTCCTAATAATGTTGCTCTCATTCTAATAGCTTGATCGTGGTCAATATTATCCATAATTGCTGGATCAATTTGTGCTACATTCATTCCTAATTGATATAGTCTTTCTATTGCTACAGCTTCTTCCATTCTTTGAGAACGAGCAAGTGGCCCAACATATTCAACATCTATTTGTTGACCTTTAACTGCTTCTGGTTCAGGCATTAATGCACCTGCCCTAAACATTATACCAAATGATCTTTCTATTAATGGATTTAAAAACTCACTTTGAAATA